GATTACATCGAAATGTTCTACAACGCAAAACGCCGGCGTCATTTCAACAATCAGCTGTCACCGGTAGAGTTTGAAAAACGTTACGCAATGAGCTTGCACGGTGTCTAGATAATCCGGGGCGATTCACATCGTCGGCGGGCTCACCGGTTCGGGCAAGACCATCCTTGGCCTGCAAATCGCTCAGCACGTCACCTGCAAGCTCGATGGCGTCGGTTTGGCGTTCAGTATGGAGATGACGAAGGAGGAACTGATCACACGCGGCCTGGCTTCGATCGGCAGCGTCAATCTGAGCAAGTTGGACAGTGGTGATATTGAAGACCATGACTAGCCAAAGCTAACCAGCGCGGTGAGCGTCCTCAACGAAGCCAAACTGTTCGTCAATGATCAGGCCGGCATGACGATGCCTCGCATCCGATCAATTGCCCGCCAGTGCCAGCGCAGGGAAGGGCTCAGAGTGTTGCTGGTCGATTACGTCCAGTTGATCAGCGCCGAAGGTAGAGCCAACCGCTCTATCGAGGTCGGGAAGATTTCCACGGCCCTCAAGAACCTGGCCAAGGAGCTCAAGATCCCTATGATCGTGCTGGCCCAACTCAACCGGGGTTCAACCAATCGTCCAGACAAGCGTCCTCGTCTGAGTGACATCCGAGACTCCGGACAGATCGAGCAGGATGCAGATGTGGTGATCCTGGTGCATCGCGACATGGAAAGGGCATCGACGGCGGCAAGCTGCTGAAGAGCTTCGTCAGCGGCTGGACGCGGACCGAGACGATTCGCGTCACGAACACGATCCGGTTCGGCTTCGGCCAGGGCCAGACCAATGCCCAGATCATCCAGGCGATTCGCGCCACCACGGCGCAGAACTTCACGGATGGCATCCTGGCGGTGAGCAACCGCAATGCTGCTGCCGTGGTGCAGACGGCAATTCAGCATGTGGCCACCACGGCACGGATGGAGACACTGAAGGCCAATAGCGACGTAGTGCTAGGCTACCGCTGGGTGTCGACACTCGATCGCAAGACCACACCAGAGTGCAAAGGCTTGGATGGTATGCGTTTTGACTTAGGCAATGGGCCGCTGCCGCCGGCGCATGTTAACTGCCGGTCAACCGCGGTACCGACTACGCGGCTTTCGGAGACGTTCGCCAAGGACGCTACACGCGCCTCGGTAGGTGCCAATGGTGGTGCACAGGTCGACGCGGGGCTGAATTATTACGGGTGGCTGGCGACACAGCCGGCAAGTTTCCAAGACCATGCCCTTGGGCCTTTAAGGGGCAAGCTGTTCCGCGATGGCGGCCTGACGCCGGAGAAGTTCGCCAAATTGCAGCTCGACAAATCGTTCAAGCCGCTGACCCTGGCGCAGTTGAAGGCGGCAGAGCCTGACATGTTCACCCGAGTAGGCATTACAATCGGCGCTCCACCAGGTTGAGATAGCGCATGCAGATCCTCGTTGAGGACGGGAAGGGTAGGCCGGACGCCAACAGCTTTGTGCCGCTGGAGAAGCTGACTTTCTACCGCGACTACTACGGGTTCCGAATACCCAAGCTGAGGCTGAGCAGGCCGAACTGCCGCTGCGCGCTGCAGCCGACATCAACAGTCGTCAGTGGAAGGACCGCAAGACCAATCCTGGCCAGGCAATGGCCCGGCCCCGGCGTGACTGCAAGATCGAATACCAGACGCTGTCCGAGACATTCGTTCCCTTTGAGCTTGAATGGGGTCAGGTACGGCTTGCGGTTGAGCTGTACGCCGCCGATGAAGACTTCCAGATCGACGAGCCGACGCACGGTACTGAGCCTGACGGCCGGCGCACTCGACTGAATCGCGATACGCCCGGCATGCGTATGCGTCCGCCGCCCTACGCGCTTAGCAGAACGCAATTCGCTGATTACCTAATAATGCGAGGGCTGTCCATAGTCCGCTGAACCCTTAACGGACAGTTGGTCATCACTGCTTAATGATCGCCATATAAACCCTTATAAGATCTCTCTTACATCACATTTTTGGGGTGGGATTGCATATGGATGAGTTTTTAGACGATACCGATGACGCTGACATCTACCTCGACACGTCCGATGACCTTGATGACCTTGATGACCCAGACGAGCCGGACGAGCCGGACGAATTGGAGGGTTTGGACGAGGACTAAGGGGGCGGCTGGCAGGGTAATCCTGAAAGAGGCCGTGACTTTTGATTTTTTAAATATCGAGCCATAACAATCTTCAAACTATAGAACGAAACTCTATAGCTATCAAATTCCACGCCTCGGCAATGTCGGTTTTTTTTATTTCACGATGACTGCAGCACCGAAATTCGCTGGACTACGCCACAGCCAGATATAGCAGGTTTATCAAAAACTTAGGCGAGTTCAACATATGCCGGTGCTTTCCGAAACCTGACCTGACTTCCGACCGCCTGACTCCTATCCGGCTCTTGGAATCCGGATTTTCCCAAGGAGTCATCATGGCTAGATCAAACTCACTAAGTCCGCTGTCGACGCAGCGCAACCCCAGGCAGAGGCCGTCGAACTCAGGGATACGCTGGTCCCCGGCGTCCTGTGCAAGATTACCCCGCCGGGTCGCAAGGTGTTCATGCTCCAGTATCGGACGAACGCTGGCGAGAGCCGCAAACCCTCGTCAGTGCTGTACGGCGAGCTGACCGTCGAACAGGTGCGGTCGCTGGCGCAGGAATGGCTCGCCCAGGTTCGCCGAGGCGGCGATCCCGCCGCGGAGAAGGCAGAGGCGCGCCAGGCCCCCACGGTCAAAGAGCTATGCACGAAGTTCATGGAGGACTACTCCAAGAAGCGCAACAAGCTCAGTACTCAGGCCGGCTATCACGCCGTCATCAATCGCAACATCATCCCGCTGCTAGGCCGCAAGAAAGTTCAAGACGTGAAGCGTCCTGACGTCGCAGGGCTGATGGAGAAGCTCTCGTATAAGCAGACCGAGGCGAACAAGGTCTTCAGCGTCTTGCGCAAGATGTTCGACATGGCCGAGGTATGGGGCTATCGGCCCGACGGCACCAACCCATGCCGTCACGTCCCAATGTTCCCTGCCGGCAAATCAACCCACCTCATCAGCGATGAAGAAATGGGCGACTTGTTCCGGCAGCTCGACAAGATCGAGTCGGAGGGACTAGAGAGCTACGTCATCCCTTTGGGCATCCGCCTGCAATTCGAGTTCGCTGGCCGTCGCTCGGAAATCATTGCGCTGGAATGGGACTGGATTGACCTGCAGAACCGGCGGGTCGTCTGGCCTGATAGCAAGACCGGCGGCATGTCCAAGCCCATGAGCGAGGAAGCCTATCGGCTACTCTCGACGGCACCCCGGCAGGAGGGCTGCCGCTACGTGCTGCATTCTCCGAGCCACGCCGGCAAACAGCTGACCACGGGCGAGTATTACGGTGGCTGGAGCCGTGCGCTCAAGGCGGCTGGCGCCACGCACGTGGGCACGCACGGCATCCGCCACCGTTCGGCGAACGACATTGCCAATTCGGGCATCCCGGTCAAGGTCGGCATGGCGCTGACGGCGCACAAGACTGTCGTGATGTTCATGCGCTACGTCCACACCGAGGACAAGCCGGTGCGAGACGCGGCCGAACTGGTGGCGAATCGTCGCAAGACGACCACCGGGATGCAACGAGCTAAAGAGGTGGCGGCATGACCCGGCACAAGGCGTCTGTCACGTCGCCAGCAGCGCCGGTGGCGCTGCTGGCGACATTCGGGCACTGATCGAGGCGTCGCACCAGCGCGCCGCTTTAGCGATCAATGCCGAGCTGACCTTGCTGTTCTGGCGCATCGGTCAGCGACGACGGCCGGGTGCAGGTCGAACGCTTCAACTGCGCTGCCTATTTACGGGGCGCAACAAGAGCTGACCGGAGCGCTGATGATTTCCGGCCCAGCCAGCCGTCTGAAGAAGAAAGTGCAGATGGGATCAAGGATGTGTTCTTCGAAACCTCCTGTGACCTGATGCGCAACCTCGGCTACAAGCCCGCTGATTCCAAGTCACTGCAGGCGGACGCTGAGTCTATCGCGTAACACACGGATCGGCGGTACCCAACGTGGCACCGACTGGCTTTGCCTCAATGAGGCAGGGCCAGCCTATGACTCTGAGGTTTCTGGCTGAGGCTATTTAACCGCGTACACCTTGCGTACATAGCGCGTGCTTGTCCACGCGCATGGTGCACCTTTCGCAACAAACACGCTGTCACCGCTATTGACGGTCACGCTTGATCCGTCGGGCATCTGCAATGTCACGCTGCCTTCGATCAAATACATCAACTCATTGAGCTTATGCGGGCGGCCGTGCCGCTCATAAGGCGTCGAGTCCCAGACGCCGACGCGCAGATCGCTTACCGGATCTTCGAAGGCATTGCGGGAGCGGCATTGCGGCGTGGGGCCACTCAGGATCGCTGGCTCCGGCGCGGCGGAGGGCGACAGCATTGGAAGAAAGGTCTGTTTGATAGCGCCTATGCCAGGCTATCCTGCTGGCAATTCTGTTTGACGGTACGGTCGTAGGGCGTCTGGAAACGGGGGAAACACTATCACTGAGCCTTCCCGAAAGTCGCGGGGTGTTGCAAGTCGGTATGCTTGCCCCTGCGAACTCGCCTTACATAGGAGGCATGTCTGGTGAAGTCATATCGACCAGCAATGCTCTGAGTGTTTCAGTCCGCCAAACAGTATAGGTTTTTTCGGTCTGGACCCGCAAATGGGTGTTTTTGACGTGTTAGATTTGGCGGGCTCAGCACCGCTCAACCGCTGGGTATTGGTGTTTGAGATAGATCGAACCTAGAACGCTTTTGACGGGCTGCAATCGGCCAAAAGTAGACGTTCATGGCGGCACCCTTTTTGGCCAGACGCAAACCGACCGCAGATCATCGCGATCAAAGGAATGTTAGTAATGAGCGACCATAAGAGCGACTTGAGGGGCGATTTCATAGAGGTACTTAAGGGAATCTTAACGCTGATGTCGACAGCATACGAACAACTCGGCCCAGTACCTGAAGGGCATGGCTTAATTATGACTCCATTCATTTGCTACGACCTAGTACTCAGTCGTTTTTGCGGATCTGCCTCACCGACTACCTTGATACAGCGACAGTATCAAAAGCCCTTAAGTCTACCGTTTCGATCTCCAGCTGAAATTTTTCGGTCCACCGGATAGAAAAAACAATTTTTCTAGCGCGCACAAACTTCTCCCCCGAATCTTTAATATAACGCCCGGTCGTAAAGTTTATCTTTAACAGAAGAGCAGGAAACTTGAGGTATGTCATTTCCTGATTGAGTAGTTTAGGATCACCAGAAGTTTCGAGCAGTAACTCTTCGAGTGAAAATGCCGACACGCCGGGTATCGACTTTATGTTATCTTCACCAGCATGTATGCCTAAAGACGGATCATGACTTCCATTTTCAGCTTTTATTTTTTTTTTAACGCCAGGTTCATACCCCCCTGCCGTGTCCTCATCGCCGCTTCTTTTTCCGGATTTATTGATAGATGCAATAGGCTTTTCGGCGTTTTTTTTCGCATTTTTCGAACACTCAATTTGTTTCTTAACAGCGTTATCGTAGTTAGTTGTAAAAACTCTAGCAAACAGATACGCCACAAGCTTACTTCTTACCTTGGCTTTGAGTGTATTTGAATCGATTGCACAATCTTGGGTTACCCATTTCAGCGTCTTCTCTTCGCCCTTATCAAGAGGCCAGGGGTTCTTCGGATTGGAAATGAAAATTTCCGCTACCAGTATGTCGCTGTGCGAAGGGACCTCGCCATTCTTTCCTGAAAGCTGAATGAATGCCTTTTTAATGGCCTCATCTACTTTGGAAGGGGTGTCACATATAGTGTGCTTAAGCTGGATAACTTTAGTTAAACTATTACCAAGGTCATCAACTTTCTTGGTGCTGGTGGTAAGATCTCCTTTACCTGTGCCGACGATTTTTTTCTTATCCAAGTACTTAAAAGCCTTCATCGCTTCCGCGCAGTACCCCATTGCAATCCCAGATATTTTGTTATCCCATGTCAAGTGCTTGCCTAGTAGCCAAGCTCTGGATTTTTTATTCTCAGGCGTCTCTAGCAAGGATTTGGTGGCTTTATGATTGCTTTGTAACAGTGTCAAAACGTCAGAGACCCGTGGATAGTAATCAGGTTCTGCGGGGGAGGTTGACTGTTTCAACGTTTTCGACGTTCTTGGCATTCTTCGGATTCCACTCGCCGAGAGCGATCACTCTTTAAAACACGAGTGATCGCTCTCTATAACTTAATTTTTGTAGATCGCCTTGGGCGCAAGTACACCCATCGCGGCATCGAAGTGTAGACCGATGGCTAGAAGCCCCTGCTTGTCCGGCGACTCGATGCTTGAGAGAAAGGTGCTGGACACATTTAATTGTTGAGGTCCATCCGACACGTCATCCGCCACAAACGTCCAGGCACTGTCCGGCTTCAATTTGTACTGGAAGCAGAGTTGCTTGCTTTTGGGTTTTACGTCGAGCTTGATGGCAAAAATCGGTTCATCGGGCAGATAAAGAAACTGTGTATCTACGCCCGTGGTTGCATCGGAAGTAATCTCTAGCAGCGATTCGTCAACCGGCTCGTTATGGGTTTCATATTTGATTCCTTCATTTTCTCGGGAGACGCCTACGTTCAATTGAATGGAGTAGCCTTCATTAATCGACCAAAATCCGCCTCGCTTGGTCAACCTCAAGCTGATCGAGGTCACATTCCCTGCAACAAGCAGCTCCCGCCGGTCAACCATTTTCGCCCAGTTATTGCTGCGATCAGTGTTAGCGATAACCTGCTTGTAAGAGGTATAGCCCAATGTTTTTCCGACCGTGACTTTGCTCCACTTCTGCTTTGAAGCCGTGCCACTGGTACGCATGGCCAGGGGGCTTCCGATCTTGGCGTTATTTGGATCGTTTCCTATGGCAATGACCAGATCGGCCAGCTCTGAATGACTGGACACGATCAGTTGATCGTTTTGCAGGATCCAGTGCTGCGCTAGATTGGCGGATTCTGGACTGACGATCAGGGCTTTGGTCTTAGGGTCGGCAGACAGCAACAGGTCGATGGAGCTGCTTGCATCCTGCGCTCTGATTGCGGAAATCAACCGACCTTTTCCATCCAACTGCCACATCTGGTGCGCGCCATTGATGTCAGGCTGTGTGATTACGGAGCACTGAGAGGTCGATGGCACGCTTTCCAGCCCCTCACCACCGTTAATACTCAGAACTGGGCCACTGTCCGTTAGGCGCAGCTTGAACCATATCGGAGCAGTGACTTCGGCGGCAGCTTTCCGAAGGTTATCGACAAGATACAAAGGGATTTCATCCAGTTGCCACATCCGATCACGTCGAGTGTTGTCAGTGCGCGCTTTCAGCAAGACTTTATTGTCCGCCTCAGCAAGCAAGGCATGGCCTTTGCCAATCCCTATATTGGTGATTTCGCCCGAGCCGGCGTAATCCCAGACTTGGTTGTCGGCTTTGCCGAGTTGGTGAGCTACCAGCGTGTAACCTGAATCCTGGCTGCCATTGATTTTTTCCGGCGTGATTGCGAAAGAGACGTCTCCTCTTGTCCCCCACGCACCAGATTTACGCGTGGCCAGACTCACGATGTGCCCCTCTTCAGTCATTCGCCAGAGTTGAGACCGACCCGGCATTTCATCAGCTTTCTTCCAAACGACGGCTGTGCCCTCCAGTTCGGTGTCGGATGCCAGACTAAGCAGAGCGTCGTTATTACTATTGCCAACAGTGAAATAGATGTCCTGGGCCAGACAACCGACTGTGTTGCCATACTCGCCATAGAACAAGAACCAAGCGTTGTCTTCGAACAGCAGAGCGCGTTTTGTCCGCGTTTTGGCGTAACGTTTCAATATGTCCCAGCACTTGGTAGAGAGCGCTTCGGGCAGCACATTGATGCTTGGGATCAGATTCTCCCGCTGGACCGCAGCCCAGCGCTTGTAGTCATACAGCGACTCGGCCCAGCGAGCTGCATCCTGAACCACAATCCCTTCGCCCCCAACTGCATGGAAGGACGATGACTGCAATTCGTTACTGGATTTGCTCTTCTCATCAGCCTGGGTACTTTTTTCTGCAGCCGCTGAAATCTCTACGTCAACTGTCGGCGCGCTGAGGCTGGCTTGCACTTTTGCTGCAAAACGCTCAGTGATACTGGACTTATCTTCTTTCCCATCAAAGACCTTTGATTGCGTCGCGAAGAGACGTCCTCCCACGAGTGTACGAGTAGAGACGAAATGACCGTAATAACCGAGCACCTTTTTCAGTGCTTCAAACTGTTCGATGTCCCCTTCTTTGCTCATGGCAGCTTGGCATTTATCAAAAAAGCTCTGGCTTGCGCACGGCTTGTGCTCGTCGAATGACAGTTCGATACGGGGTAGAAAAAAGTTGGCGGTGGTGTATGACGTCTTGCCTATCATCCCGGCGCTTGATTGCTCTTGACTCGCATAACTGGCTGCCATGCCGACGCCGACAGTCGTCATGGCTCCGCCCGCGACCGCCAGCGAAAAGGATAAGTTGGATATACCGCTTTTTTGCGTCTGGTGTACGGCTTCAGAAAAAGTAAAAGAATTTTCGAAGTAACCCGAAAACACCGGTTTTCTGTACAGGACGGTTGCTGAAGACAGCTCGGTGCTCTCTGCCTGCGCTGTAGCGAAGTCGGGACGACGAAGCACCTCCCTAAAACTGGCATCGATGGATGTTGAAGGGTCGATGATGATGCCGCGATAAAAACCAACTCGGTCGAGTAGGTCATCCCGCTGGGCAACGTTAAGGTCGAAAAAGTCCTGAGCCTCCTTGAGCGATGTTTGCTGCGTCTGAAGCAGCGCTATTTTCTCCTGCGGTGTGAATTCGTGGCCTTCATATTCAAGGCTCTCCATCTTCTCGAACAGTTTTGCACTCAGATCCGGCGTCGATGTAGCCACTGCCTTCAGAAGCTGAGCTCGCCGGTCTCGGGCTTCTTTTTTAAATTCTGTTACTTGCGCTTCGCTCTCATTTTCCATCTTACGCAAGTCCAAGGCTTGCTTGCGCAGGACGATACGATCTAGGCGTTCATGGATGTCGTCGGCTGAAATGGCATCCAGATCCTCCGAATCATCTGCCTGGTTATTAGCTTTGGCGCTGTTCGGATGTTCCGGACCTTCGAAGGGAATGGTTCCTACGGCTGGTCCTTCCAGACCTTCATCATCCCCATATACGTCGTCAACCATGAGTGTTTCCTGCGAGTTGAGATTTTCACTGAACAGTGCCATATTGCCACTATGCGATTCAAGGCCCCCCTAAGTGAACACCTCACCGTGAAACCCGATGCACTTTTAGCGAATTGCTAAAGGCATGACTCGTACCGTCGATACAAGTTGATACCACAGTGAACTGCAGTCCACATAGCCGCTTTGCCTGGCTGGCGATTGCGCTTGAGAAAGGTTTTTTGAATGTATCTGACACGGAAGCCGAGCCGATCGTTGATTGCTAAGACCATTACGACTGTTGTGTTGTCATTGGCGTGTTTGCTGGGTTTTGCACCCTCGGTCTATGCCCTGTCCTCCGGCTGTACGACGTTGAATGCCCAGAACGGCACGGTCTCTTACAACCGTTCCTTTGCCGCAGGATCGTTTGATGCAGGGGATACGCTGACAGTGTCGTTTTCCGACAACGGCAATAACGTCGGCAACTCCAATCCATCCACTGCGGACTCGATCATTCTTCGCAATCCAACCACGTTTGCGGCTTATTACGATTACCGAAGCAACACTGGTAGTGGAGGCAGTCACACCGGCAATGCGGCTTCCACCCAGCTGGCCAATGGCGCGTTTGTCAGTATCAAGGCGGGCACCTAATCTCAGTGCGGTGACGATTTCCTGCGGCTCGGCGGTGTCCAGCGATGCATCGCTCGCCAGTCTGATTCTGTCGGCAGGTACGCTGTCGCCAGCGTTCTCGTCAGGCACCAGCAGTTACAACGTCTCGGTCGCCAACAACATTTCTTCAATGACCTTTACGCCGAGCACCACCAGCAGCAAGGCCACGGTCAGCGTCGCTGGCAACGCTGTGGTGTCCGGCGCCACGTCGCCTGCTATCAACCTGAATGAAGGGGCCAACCCGATCAGCCTTACTGTCACTGCGCAGGATGGCAGTACAACGAATCTGTATACGGTGAACGTCAGCCGTGCGGCTGCGCCCCCGGTTGCGAATAGCGTACTGGCGACTGCCGCGGCAAACAGTTCGAATAACGCAATCACGCTGTCCAACTCGGGAGGGGCAGCGACGTCGGCAGCGGTGTCTACCAATGCATCGCACGGTAACGCGGTGGCGGCTGGCACTTCGATCACCTACACCCCAACAGCCGGTTATTCGGGGACGGACAGTTTTGCCTACACCCTGAATAATGGATCGGGCACCTCACTGCCGGGCACGGTGACGATCACGGTGACGGCGCCACAGCTGGTACTTTCGCCTGCCGCCGGGACATTGTCTGCCGGGCAGGTTGGTGTGGCCTACAGCCAGTCGTTCAGTGCTGCGAGCGGGACGGTTGCTTACAGCTATTCAGCGACGGGGCTTCCTCCAGGTCTAAGTCTCGACTCCTCTAACGGACAACTCAGTGGTACGCCGAGCAGCAGCGGCAGTTTCAGTTTGTCTATTACTGCAACAGACCACTTCGGTGCCACTGGTAGCGCCACCTACACGTTGAATATATCGGCCGTTGCGGTACCGGTGGCCAACCCGGTTTTTGCAACCGTGTCGGCCAACACTAGCAATGCGCTTGCGCTCTCGTTGTCGGGCGGGGCCGCGACGCTGGTCACGGTAGCGTCCGCACCGCTGCACGGTAATGCGGTGGCCAGCGGTACCTCAATCACCTATAAGCCGAATGCTGGTTATTCGGGGCCCGACAGTTTTACCTATACCGCCAGTAACGGATCGGGCAGTTCCGCGCCAGCAATGGTCTCCCTGACCGTTACCGCGCCCACGCTAACGTTGACGCCGGCCAGCGGAGCGCTGTCGGCGGCTCAGGTTGGCAGTGCTTACAACCAGTCGTTCAGTGCTTCAGGCGGAGCGGCGCCTTACAGCTACGCAGGCTCGGGTATGCCGGCGGGAATGAGTCTGGACTCAAACAGCGGGTTACTCAGTGGCACGCCAACCGGCACAGGTACGTACAACCTGTCCGTTTCCGTGACTGACAACCACGGTGCAATTGGCAGTGCCAGCTACACGCTGACTGTCGCAGTCGGTGCATTGCCGGTGGCAAATCCGGTATCCACCACGGTTGCCGCCAACAGCGGCGGCGCGATTGACTTGTCCATCAGTGGTGGAGCGGCGATCTCAGTCGCTGTAGTTACGCCGCCGTTGCATGGTACGGCTACGGCTAACGGCACTTCGATTTTCTACACGCCAGTGGCCGGCTTCGCCGGCACAGACAGTTTTCGCTACACCGCCAGCAATGCTTCGGGGACATCACCTGCGGCTACGGTCAGTATCACAGTCGCTCCGCCGACCTTGTCGATTTCACCGGCGGGCGGGGCGTTACCCAATGCGACCGTCGGAGCCGCCTATGCGCAATCGCTGAGTGTGTCCGGCGGTACGCGTCCTTATCGTTTCGTCGCTGTCGGTCTGCTTGCCGGGCTCACTCTCGATGCGGTATCTGGAACCATCAGCGGCACGCCGACCACTGCCAGCTCCGCAAATATTTCGGTCACGGTCAGTGATGCGTCAAACACTACCTCGACGGCGACTTACAGCCTGTCGGTCGGCGGGGCGTTACCCAGCGGTGTGGATCGCAGCGCTTCGCTGTATGCCGGGCAATCGCTTACTCTCAATCTCACCGATGGCATCAGCGGTGGGCCATTCATCCAGGCCACTCTGCTGGATACCCCGTCCCGGGCGATGGGGCAGGCCAGTCTGAATGGTCTGAACCTCACGTTCGTGACGGCAGCACAGGCTTCTGGTGCGACAGTCATTCACTACACCCTGAGCAACCGCTGGGGGACGTCGCAGCCGATAGCGTTGACTGTGCAGATCAGCGCTCGATCAGACCCGAGCAAGGATCAGGAAGTCGGCGGTGTCCTGGCTGCCCAGGCACAAGGCGCCGCTCGTTTTGCTCGCGCACAGATCGACAACTTCAATGACCGGCTTGAGCAACTGCATGAGGACGAAAGCCGGCGCAGCAGAGGCTTCAATCTGCGTCTGGGGCTGCCACAGTCCCCCGAGTCGCGAAACGGCAATACCAGTGCGAGCGAGATGTACCAGGCGCTGTCATCGTTGAGCGGCACTAACACCCCGGCCGCAACACAACAGGCCGCATCAAGTGGCAAAGCCATTGGCTGGCTGGGAGATGACAATCTCGCGTTGTGGAGCGGTGGTTACGTCAATGTGGGCGAGACCCGTCGTGACGATGTCAAATTCGACAGCACTATGGTCGGCGTCAGCGCGGGAGCTGACTACCGCTTTTTCGACACCTTTACCGCCGGCATCGGCTTTGGTTATGGCAGTGATTCGAGCGACATCGGTTCGCAGGACGGTCGCAGCACGGGGCGGTCGTTCAGTGCCGCGCTGTATGGCAGCTTTCATCCTGGGCAGGTATTCGTCGACTGGCTACTAGGCTACAGCGACTTGTCGTTCGACAGCCGCCGCTATGTCACCGATAACGGTGGCCACGCCAAAGGCTCGCGAGACGGGGATCAACTCTTCGGCTCGTTGAGTTCCGGTTATGAGTTCAGGGAGGAAACCTGGAAAGTGGCCCCCTATGGCCGCATGGACTTTTCATCGACCAGACTCGATGGCTATCGCGAGAGCGGCAGCGGAAGTTACGACCTGGCTTACGCCGAGCAACGCATGACGGTATTTTCCGGCGTCGGCGGAGTCCGCGGGCAATACGGCATACCGTTGACCCAAGCCAACATGACTCTGCGTGGCCGTGTCGAATACAGCCACACATTCAGCGGCGACAGCACGGCTCGGGTCGGCTACGCCGATGTCAGCGACGCGACCTACGCTATTTCAACGGTAGGGCAAAGCCAGAACCTGGTGACGGTAGCGCTGGGATTCGACTTCCTTCTATCCTCGGGGCTGAGCACTGGCTTGACGTACCAGGGGTCATACGGCGTTGGCGACGATTCCAGGTCAAATGCACTGATGTTCCGGGTAGGCAGCCGCTTCTGATCAACGATTCCTTACTGTGCGGGGAGGAGGATGCGCTTTGAATCGCCCCGGGTTTCATAGAACACGTTTGAATGGCTGCTGATGACCGCTTCTGGCCGGTAGTCGCCATTTTCGAACGACCACTTTGGGTCGCTTTTTGCCTGATGCGACGGGCAGCTTAGGGTCGACTTCTGTCAATCAGAGCCACCCCGTGTGCTGGTCAAATCCGATGCAAACGACTGGTCAAGTCGAATGCAACTGAGTGGTCAGGTGGAGTGCAATTACCCAATCACGCGGAAACTCGCGTTATTCATCCGAAACGATAGTAAGTGCACCACTGACTCAAAACGGAAGCTTCGTCTCGGATCGTTCTAATTTCATGTGGATAACAGGCTGCTAATACGGCGCCAGAGAAGGTACGCCGCTCTCAGCGTCGAATTGGGGAGGGGGTGGATTACGCCAATGATCGCATCCATGCAATGTCTGGGGTGGTCCACCAATGAAAAGAAGGTGTCTTGCCCGGCGGTTACGTAGGGGAGGCTCTGACGCCAAGGTTCGACGTCCCAAATTGACTAGACCTCTCCCAGGCAATAAGCTTGAAAAGCTAGCTCTGAGGTTCGAGGGCGAAAGCCTCCTCTCGGAGACACTCGAATGAAAAAGCCCATCATCTGATGGGCTTTTTTGTTTGCTGCAAAATTTCTGACTGTATTCTGTATACCGAATACATTGTGCACCAGGTTTGGGCGCGGTAGGCATGGCGGTGATATGCCTTCTCTCCGCAGAGATCCCTTGGTGCAGAGCTACCCCTGCGGCTCCTGCCTAGGTAACAGCCTCGACTCCCGGACTCGTGATTGCGCCGCTCAATGGCTTGCCAGTCGGTTTCTCTAACGTGCGTCCGGGATTAGACCACTACAGTCGGCCATAAGTGGGAGCTTGGAGAAATACTCATTTCTGGCAAGTAAGTGCTCTTCCGGAGCGGCGGGATGATCTCTTGCCATTCGGCAGCAACTTCAGACTGGCCAGCCGGTGGATCTGCGCTTGGCTCCGGCTGAGGTGCGATGGGTTGAGCTAATCGTTGGAGCTGAATTCCAGCAGCGCTTAGAAGCCGCGAGAACGGCAGCACCAAACAACGAGGGCAGCATCCTAATAATTGGGGATGCCATCAACGTGCAAGGCCGCGATCCAAGACTCCGGACGCGTTCGCCCTAAAAAACCTCAAAAGTGGGTATGTCTCCAGTCATCAGTGTGTCAACGATGGTGCCTTCGCCTAATCGGCTGACCCAAGAGGCATAAAACCATGGGGAGTGGATGCTCTGCTCGACGACATGCCAGCTTTGATGATCTGCTCCAAACATATTGGATGGAAGTTGTTCAGCGTCGCGATGAGTTCAAAACACAGCAAAACCTCAAAAATGAACAGTATACATTGTAGCTATATACTATTCAAAAGGGCTCTATCGTTCCTTTTGCGGACTTTGCAAAGTTAAACTGAAAAGCGCATTTGGAAAGATTTTTAACTGGGTTCGAGTACGTGAAGGATATACGCAAGAAGACTTTTCCATAGTGAGTAGTCGTACCTATATAAGCACTCTAGAGAGGAGCCTTTACAGCCCCACTCTTGAGAAACTGGATGATATTTCATCTGTTTTTAGGGTTCATCCTGTACTCTCTTGATAGGCAGCTATGCGGCGAAGGATGGTTTAACAGCCGATGAGATTCTGGCGCGAGTGAAGCTGGAGCGGGAGCTGGACGAGTGGAAAATTCTAGAAGCTGCTGGTGCGGTCAGAGATAACGAACGATAACTCGCTATTTTAATATTCGTCTCAGCAAGTTGCGTCCATAGAAGGCGGTGTTACAAAATCCGGCTATGGAGCGCGCATGCCGGTGATGCCGTAAAGGTAAGTCCCCACGCCGCCAAGCTTTAGCTTGGCTCCGCCAATGCTCTCGGGTGGTGGAATAGGGTCGCAAAGACCTTACAGGCCCGGCCTATTTTCAATGTGTTTTGTCAGACAACTGCGAGTTGCTCTGATGACTCCCGCTCTCCTAATAAAGCTCGCTTCACAAGCCGAAGCTTGAACTACTTGCCGTGTTTCCGCCATTTTGGATCGTCGACCGAAAACATTTCGACAAGATGCCTGTCAGAAAATAAAAGTTGCTTACCTATTTTGAGGTTATTGCATAAGGCCCAGGAGCGCTACAGGCCTTGGCCCCATTATATGCGGGTGAAAACACAATCCGGACCCCAGATAGTCAAGTAGCTATCGAGTTGGCCAGCCATCCTAATGGCTCGAGGGGCAAGAGCTCAGACTATATATTGGACGTTTATGAGCAACTGACGCAGCTCGGCATCAACGATCCTGAGGTAACTGAGATGCGGAATTTATTATGTGAGGACCGCTTGGATTAAGGACAACGTGAGCGGAGTAACCGCCAAGGACGGGGGGTTAAGTAAGCCCACCCAATCAGCAAGACCGGGGCTCCCTAGGAATAGAGTGCTGCCACTCTGAACTGATGTTTCCGAGAGCCCCCTTCAACGCAATATCTGATATAGAATTTAATCATGGACAAAACCAGCGTAAGTGTCCATGAAATTGTTGAGCATCTATGGACATTTCGCTATCTCGGCATGATCAAGGCACTCAAAGCGCTCAGGGCATGTCCATACCCATGCAGGTTGCAGGTACCCTTGTGATCGTCATGCACGTGGGGCGAACGGTTCACCCGAACCACGCTGGGATCTACCTGGGCGCTGATCCAGCGCTACCTGGTGAAGAGTCAGGCACTTTCGGCCCCGGGCCATTCCTTCTGCACCACCTGTACGGTAGGCCGTTCGAAATCATAATTTTCGGCGGACCGTGGCATGACCGAACGCGCTTGATCCTCAGGCATAAAGATGCAAAACAACCATGACGCGACAGGGCCGCCGGAGCAGGGCATGCAGACCACACAACGCTATTTACTGACCATTCACGACCTGTTCACCATTACCGGCGCTGGTATCTTCGGCGCTGAAGCCGAAGTCGCCATTCTAGATGGCGGTGTCGAGATCGATCGCATGAAATTCTCCGGCAAGTGCCAGAGCAAATGTGGCTACAGCTGCAGCTACTATGGCAAGTCAGGACTTGAGGCAGAACTTATGTCAGGGCCTGGCAGAGTTGATTTTGGTTTGGCGCAGGCGGTCGCTATTTAGGTTCTTCGCCGCCACGCCTAAACTCGTCAGTTCCGAGCCTGTGCGAACCATACTTCACAATGTGGCCATCTCCCAAGCGCTCAGCCTCGACTCTGCGACATGCTTGTCGGCGTAGAGTCAATAAAGCTCCATGGATCATTACGACCCACTGCCCATCCCAGCACCCATCCGGGCATGTCTGGGTCTACCGGTAGATTCTTTACTAGGCTTCTGATTGGCATGACCGATCCTTAGTTTGCGGAGGCCAAAAGCTGCTACCAATCAACGGATACGCGCCACTGGCATTCCATCCACGCAGGATGACTGGACAGGAAACGCAAGCCTTGCCTGTGGGGCTGGTCGGATTTTATTTGAGGAGGTAGAAGTCACGCCGACGGCGCGACTCTGCTTACGAATTCATCCGAGCCAAGCCGATGAGAACCATATTTCACGACAAATTCGCTACTTAAGTGAGAGGCAGCAGCTTCAGCTATATCTTTGCTGGCGTAAACGTCAATCAAATGCCAAGTTGCAGGGTTATCCCTCAATACCGCCCAACCCAGTACACAACCACTATTTTCGGGGTCTGGTGGCAGGTTTTTAGCGAAACTTTTGATTAGCATGGTTGTTCCTTGACTTGACTGGGATGGGAAATTACTCCTCAAGGCAGGCAATGTGCCACTGCAATTATATCCATGCTGGATGCTTGGCCAGGGGCAATCATGGAAAGAGTTCTGGAGTGTGGTTCAGGCGGGTGATAATTTGCCTGGGCAGTCAAAGGGAGATGCTAAATGTCGATGTATGAAGAAGATGAAATCCACTGGTGGGATTCGGCGTTCGGTGAGGCTGTTCAGGAATATCTGAATTGCGGGTTGTTCTGGCCTGGAATGACACGAAATTCCTAATGAGCTTCTCGCGGAAGCCGAGCGTGAGGCATTGAAGGTTGTCGGTCCGAAGCCTAAGAATTAGCGAAAGTCAGAGCCCAGCCCCGCGCTGGGCTTTTTGTATCTTGCATTCCCAAAGCTAAAGTCTCACCAAATAGAGAGGGAACGACATGCGGATTTTTATAGCGGTGGTAGCGGTGGCGATGCTGGCGGGGTGTATGGCTCCGACGATGAATGAAGCGCACCGGGCAGGGCCGTATAAGGTGCTGACCTCGAAAAAATCCGACGCCGCTCTGGCTAGGTGCGTTCAGTACGAATGGCAGAACCAGCCGATCTTCGGCGGCACGCCTGGCGCAACGCTTCAGCCGGAGCGTGACAACGGATATACGGTATTCACTGAGGGCTCTCAGTACTTAGTTGATATCCAGCCAAAGGGCACCGGCTCAGAGGCGCAGTATTACGTGGTGGTGTGTAATTGGATCGCAAATAAACGGCTGACCACGCTGCAAGGGTGCTTGTAGCGGCATATCAAATTGTTCAAGGTTCGCTTCGGCAGGCCTTTTTATTGCCTGGAAAAAAGCACATGGCGGCACTTGCCATCAATTATCAGCCCATGACCACGATCCTGCTCTACGGACTGCTTCGTCATTTGGTAGGTCCTTTCGGATGGCCGTAAGGACGCCGGCAGAAGCAGTCAAGGCTTCGTGCGTGCAGATTCCAGGGTTTGAGCACTTCTTGTCCAACGCCAAGTCCCGTGGGGTTGAGTTCGCAGTATTTCGCGGCAAGACAAACCTGGCGGAGAAAGAGCTTGAATTCAGCGGCGAGGTGATATTCGCATTGCTCCGGTGGTAACTGGCAGTAAGCGCGGCGGCGCACTGCAAACAATCGTCGGCGCAGTACTGATCGTTGTCGGCTTGGTCATCACTGGCGGCACATTCGGCGCAGGAGCACCATTCGGTTCCGCATTCATCATGATGGGCGGCTCGATGGTGCTAGGCGGCGTAATCCAAATGCTCAGCCCTCAGGCAGGCGGTCTCAAGACCAGCGCAGCACCAGAGAACACACCCGGCTACGCTTTCGGCAGCGCCAAGAACAACACTGCATCCGGCAACCCGGTACCGCTCTGCTACGGCAAGCGACGGGTGGGCGGGGCGATCATCAGCGGCGCTATCTATACCGAAGACCAGATGTGCGCTTTACATGCTTGCAAAATACCTTCGACATGTTTGCATTGGTCGACTTTAATGCAAGCATGTCCATTTAGTTATGCAAGCATGTCTGAGCCAAAAGGGAAAGCCGCAGGCGCCGCCGCTAGAGCAAAGCCTTATCGCCGAGTGAGCGATCCGAAATCGCTAAGAAAGCCGCAGACGCACTCTGGGGCTCTCCAAAGGCTCTGTACGTTGGTCAGTTGAGTATCGGTGAGTTAAGTATTGACTGCGCCGTGTTGCCAGACGGGACTCGAGTGCTTTCTCAGCGTGGTGTCGGGCGCGCACTAGGGAGGGGCTATGGTGGTAATGACTTTCGGAAGAAAGAAGATGATTCTGCTGGTGGAAAACTCCCTTTTATCATGAACCCAAAGGGACTTTTGCCCTTTATTTCCAATGACTTGATGGCCCTGGTGTCTGCTCCTCTTGAATACCGACATGGCCAGGGTGGCGGTGTCGCTCATGGCATAAATGCAACCGCATTACCCCAAGTTTGTGAAGTATGGTTGAAGGCTAGGGATGCTGGTGAGCTATCGGAAACTCAGAAAAAGTAGCTGCTAAAGCTAAAATCATAATGCGGGGATTGGCCCATGTTGGTATCACCGCGCTAGTTGGTGAAGCCACAGGTTATCGAGAGGTCAGGGACAAGCAGGCCCTTCAAGCAATTCTAGATCAGTTTCTGAGAAAAGAACTGGCTGCATGGGCCAAGCGTTTTCCCGACGAGTTCTACAATCAGATGTTTCGGCTCAAAGGATGGCAGCGGAAAGATTTGAGTTCGTCATCAAGACGGCCAGGAGCGGCCGGAATGTACACCAATGACATTGTTTATGAGCGCCTCGCTCCCGGCATTGTTCAGGAGCTTGAAATGCGAAACCCGAAGGATGCCAAGGGAAATTCGCAAGGGAAAGCATCATCAGTTGCTCACTTATGATGTAGGTCATCCGGCACTGGCTCAACACGTACACGCGCTCATCGCCTTGATGCGCGCGTCGACTTCTTGGGATCAGTTCATGCTCATACTGAATACTGCATTTCCCAAGAAAAACGATACGCTTCTGTTGGATCTGCAACCGCAAAAAACATGACCTGATAGAAGTATTTCCGGCCCGCCACTGAGCGGGCTTTTTTTCGTCTGGAGGAAAGCATGGGCGCAGCACGCAAGATTGACATCCACGGCGCCAAGGGCGGCGAAGAGAATCCCAAAACGCCAACGGAAGCCCCGGATAGTCTGCGCTCCGTTGCCGTCGCCAAGATGTTGATCGCAGTGGGCGAGGGCGAGTTCGAAGGTGTGCCGACCGCCAAGGACATCTACCTCGACAACACGCCGCTGCAAGATCCTCAGGGCAACATAAACTTTCCGAACGTGAAGTGGGAGTGGCGCACCGGGGCCGTGGATCAAACTTACAGCCAGGGCATTCCATCGATCGAGAACGAAACCACTATCAGCACCGAGCTGCGCAGCGGCACGCCGTGGGTTCAGGCAATCAGCAACACCCAGCTCTCCGCCGTGCGCATTCGCTTCGCCTGGCCGGCGCTCCAGTCCGTGGACGCCAGTGGCAATATCAAGGTCGAACTGGCTACAGACGGCGGAGCTTATAAGGAAGTATTGAATGAGGTCGTGTCGGGAAAGACTACCAGCCTTTACGAGCGCACCCGGCGTATCGATTGCCCAAGGCAGCCACCGGTTGGCTGATGCGCATCACGCGACTGACGGCGAATTAGAACAACAACAAAATCTCCGACACTATGCAGATAGCCGGATTCACCGAGGTGATTGACGCCATGATTCGTTACCCGAATACCGCACTGCTCTACATTGAATTTTCTGCCGAGCAGTTTCGCAGCATTCCGGCTGTGACCGTCGAGACTAAGCTCAAGAAGATGCAGGTGCCGAGCAACTATGATCCAGTGGCGCGCAGCTACGGCGGGTATCTGGGCTGGCACCTTCAAGCAGGCTTGGACAGATAACGCGGTATGGATGACCTATGACATCACCACGGCTGATCGCTTCGGCCTGTGGCGGCGTATCAAGCCGTGGATGGTCGACAAGTGGGAGAGCTGTATCGTATTTCGCAGTACTGCGACCATCTGGTGCCGGACGGGAATGGTGGCCAGGAGCCGCGGTTCATTTGCAACCTGAACCTGCAGAGCAAGGCCGATGCCTGGTCTCTGCTGCGTGACATCTCCGCCATTTACCGGGGCATGACCTATTGGGCTCAGGGCCAGGTATTCACCTTGGCGGATATGCCGCGCGCCACCGACTTCGACTTCGCTTATACCGGCGCGAATGTCATCACCGAGGGGCGGCAGCCGTTCAGTTACTCCAGCGCTTCGGCGCGCACTCGTTAAACCAGGGCGCTGATCAGCTACGACAACCCGCTGAACAACTACGACACAGACGTCACGGCAGTGACCGACCAGAAGCTGCAGCGGCGCTACGGCGACAACCCGCTGGAGATCAGTGCGATTGGCTGCACCCGCGAATCCGAGGCCCAGCGCCGTGGTAAGTGGGTGCTGCTCACAAATTCCAATGATCGGGCGGTCACCTTCAAGGTCGGCCTCGACGGGCGCATTCCGCTGCCTGGCTACGTGATCCCGATCGCGGACGAACTGCTGGCCGGTCGGCCGGTGGGCGGGCGCATCTCGGCTGTGAACGGCAAGGTCATCACCCTGGACCGCGACACCCTGGCCAAGCCCGGCGACCGGCTCATCCTAAACCTGCCTGATGGCAAGTGTGAGGGGCGGACCGTGCAACTGGTGAGTGGCCGGAAAGTCACGGTGACCGTGGCTTATTCCGTGACGCCCGAAGCTGAAATGGTGTGGGCGCTGGATGCCGAAGACTTGGCGATCCCGCTGTATCGGGTCGTGAGCGTGGCCCGGCCGGAGTCTGGCGTGTTCGAGATCTCGGCCGTGCAGTACGACCCAAGTAGGTTCGCGCACAGCGCACCGAGTTGTGGTACGGCCCGGCGAACAGTCTGCCGGCCGCAACCAAGTTGGCCGACCTGGCATATCCGCAGTCCGTTTTGGTGCGAAAACTCGAGCCAGTCACTGCATGTGCAAATGGTCGTGTCACCTCGCCGACAACTACTCGTCCAACGTGTCGCTACGTTCGGCAAGCAGCGGTCGTTCGCTTAATTGCGCTTCAACCGCCTTCTGCTACGACTATGGCGACGTAATGGAGCCCTTGCACGGATAGCAATCGCCGCTGATATCACAGACGTGCGGCGACCTCATTGCTCAAACTTTGAATCGGCTGATCAGCACGCCAAACGACGCCGCCAGTCGCGACAGTTCGGAGCTCGATGCATTGGTTTGATGTGCGCCGGCCGCTGTTTGCGTGGAAAGATCCTGAATATTGACCAGATTACGGTCAACCTCACGTGCAACCTGAGCCTGCTCTTCAACGGC